GAAGTCTTGCAATAGGGCTTTTGACCCAGTGGGTCATAGTTCAATACAGCCTTGATGACGTAGTTACCAATCATCCAGACGTTAGCATCGTACTCTTGAGCTTCATCAGGAATTTCTTCCTCAGTCAGACCCCACTCACGAAGCATCTTGCCGGAGACCTTACCCCAGAACTCAAGTGCATCGAACACATCGGTCGGACGCATATACGAGTAGAACTTGCGCTCCTCCTCGTTCTTGATGAGTTCCACGTCTTCATTAATCCAAGATGGGCCAGAGCCTTCATCCAAGATACGACGGATAGCATCCTCGTCATAGCCCGGCACACCAATAAGGTCTGACAGGTCTGAACGAGAAAGTGGGTGATGCTCGAACAAGTAGCCTTCTTCAATACGAGTAATACCCGGCTCAGGGTAAATACGGAACGGGTCAACCCGCTCAAACTCAGGAGCAAGGCGTTCAGTTGGTTCGACAACAGTCTTACCCATAACAGTCTTCCAGCCAAGAGTACGTTGACGACGTACAATCGGCCCCTTGATAAATGCACAAGGGAAAGTTACAAGGTCAGTAATAAAGTCGTTGAATGAATCAGCCCAGCCGCCTTGAGCGAACTGGTCTTCAATCTTCAACTTCATTTTGTCAGCACGGTTTTGTGCGTCTTGCAAAACTTTGAAGCGATAGTCTTGGGAGACCATCTCTTTAATCTGTGCCATCTCCTCTTTACTAGGAGCTTTCTGATTTTCCTGCAACATTGTCAGCACTTCGCTGGCAAAGATGTCTTGGATTTCTCGGCGGTCAAGCGGAGACAAATCAGGAATCGGCGTAGGAACAATATCCCACGGGGGTGTACCACTATCAAGCAAGATGTCCCGTAGCCAAGACTCCGCTGCGCGGCACTTGACTTCAGTAATCATCATATAAATTTCTGAACCACCCTGCTGCTTAATTTGATTTAGCTTGTCAGGTTCATACTGTCCATTACGCTGACGTAGTGCACGCAACATCTCATCTTCAATAGGCTTCTTAGCAATCTTCGCTACATCCCAACACATACGGACGTGCTCAGATAGACCCAACACCATTGGTTGGTTCTGGCGTTCCTGTAAAGCCTGCGCCGCTGCTTCCTCGTCTTGCTTGTCGAGTTCAGCGTTGGAGACTACACGAAGGAAAGTTAAGCCTGCCATTTATTTTCCTTTTGGTACGGAGTAATATCTATCTCCGAACTTTTTAACTTCAGAACCACGGGATTGTTCAGCCTCAACTGCTTTATCCCATGTCGGGTGTTGTTTTCCTTTAAGTATTTTGTAAGTGCCTTCGGGGAGATTATGCCGCTTTACAGACTCAGAACTTGCAGGGGCAACAGACCCCCAATGTCCTTTATTCTCACCTGTACCATCTGGCCCCATGCCGTGCTTTTTTGCGGTGGTGTAATCATAGTCGCCACCCTCTGCGTCGAACTTAACCTCACCGCCATCTCTATATCCTTTGACGGGTACAGACGTAGCACCCATCTTTGGGCTACTGCAACTGTATGACAGAACTTTAGCCATGCTTTAATCTTCCTCAGTATCTGGACGTTTGCTGGTCTTATACTCTTGGACTTCCATGATGTCTTCGATAGTCATTGCTGGCATCTTATACTCATACATCTCCATTGGCTTCGGTTTACCCGCAAGGCCACTGTTATCCATCTTGGGATTGTCCGAGAAGATTTGTGAAGTCTTGCTAACTTTAATCTTTGCCATACCTAGCCCCCGATTATCAAACTACTAGATATTGTAGTATGCACATAGCAAGAAGTATACAGGCTGTCAAAGTTTTTGTGCAAGTAAAAAAATCCCCGGGGACGTGACCCCCGGGGTGAATGGCGTGAAGGAGACGCCGGAGACAACTGCTGCAAAGCCATCATATCAAGTCCAACCTAAACTTGCAACGGGGCGAATCTCTCTACGCTGGGCTAGTCCATGCCCCTCGCCAACACTGGCGATATGGAGCATTAAGTACTGTAGGGCTTCAGCAACGTGTGAATGTTTGTTCTTATCAATATCCCCATCACCTTTGGGTTTATAGCGGTAGCCCCCCATCATGGCAGCCTTTAGCTGCGTACATGTCGGGTCAACTAAGAAAGCTGGGTCACCATCTACTTGCCGCATGAGGTAGTCGTCCACGGCATTAAGCCGTGCCGACACATTGTTAGTCTTAGCGGGAATGACTTTAAGCCCCTCGGCTTTGATGATGTCTACTGCACTGCGCTCATCGGTCTGCGCCCGCTGCACACCCGCAGGGTCAACAACCACTAGGATGGGCGCACCACCAAACTTTTCGTAAATCATCGGCTTAAGCATAGTACGCACGAAACGCTGGATGCCCATGTCAAACGATACACACTCGCCAAGTATCAGTGCCCGACCACGTGGGTCTTGCTGCCCAATGACTGCGGCTGGGGTTAACCCTAAGTCCATACCAATAACAATAGGGCGTACGCCGTTGGATATAAACCGAAGCCGTTGCTTAGCCATGTGGTAGTCCGGCCTGAAGTATTTATAGACAGGCATACCGGCAGACGACAATCCGTAATCCCCGTCAATATATACACGGATGTATTCTTCCGAACGACCTTGGGTATCGTAATATCCCTCGGGGAGATTCTCAATGTTCTCAGCCTGTGGGCTTCTACCTGAGGGTTGCTTGAACACATCCCAGCCGTTGTCGTTAGCTGACACGCCATCTTTGGGGTCAAGCCCCTCCATCTGGTAGTACCACCACGTATCCATAGTCGGTGGGTTGGTATCCCCCCACATCCCATGCCACGTCGGGCCACCGTCTTTAGCCGACGGGAAACGCCCAATACGCTTGGACATCGCATCAATAATGTCTGGGTGAATGTCTCGGCACTCGTTAAACCAAGCAAATGTCAACTCCAAGGAGTTCAAGTTGGCTACGTCATCTGCATCATCCAAGGCACGGAACATAATCTCGCACTCGACATCCCCCACTTTAAAGAAGTAAGTTTTGGTTGTACGCATGTACTCCCCGCACTGTCCGGGCGGGAACCAATCTAGGAACGTCTTGATGGTTGTATCTTGTAGCTGCCGTGCGGTTTCACGCACAATAGCCGCCCGCGTACGCCGCACGCCTTGGGCATTTGGCGCTTGAGTACTGGCCCTACGGACAATCTCAAACGAAGAAGTTACTGACTTACCCGAACCTACCGGCCCCATAAGCACACGCATCTTAGCGTCAGACTCCATGAATTTTGCCCCGGTAGGAGGCGGCGTGTAGTTGATGTTCAGTGACATTAAATCTCCTGTACTAGCATGACCACAAATTCCCGGCCACGTTTTTTATGCTTCGTAATTTTTGTCCGGAAGGACACACCTGCGTCTTTTAACATAGTTGTAAAGTTATGATACTCCACAGAACTATTTAACACCACCGAACGAAACCCATCATAGGAAGTAGTAAACCTACTCTCTAAGTGCAATGGCAGGAGCATCCATAACCTCGACTGTTTGTGCTTCAATGACTTGGGCTTCGTGCTGCTGCCCACCTAAATTAATGGTGATACGTACGCCACCATTAGCATTGTTATCGACCTCAGTGGTTTTTGGCTCAAGCCCGCCCCACTTCACTGTCGATTTAATTAGGTCAGCCTTGACTGCGGGGGATACGGCTGGGTCGTGAATCAACATCCAAGAAGTTGTCAGGAGTTCTTCCGCCTGTGCGCGGGCCTTTAGTCGGAATGTAATTCCTTTTTCCCGAACTTCCTCTCGGTAGTGCTCCACCTTCTTAAGGAATACGGGGTCGCTATTAAAGATAAGAATCTCATTAGCCGTGATGTTGTGGCGTGTCATGACTTCTTGCAAAGTCTCGCCGCTGCCTTCTAGTGTGAGGGCAATGTCGAACGCCAGCCTATCTGACCATTTAGTGTGGTGTAGTGGTAGGGTATCCATAGCCGGAATATAACACAGCAACTTACTTAGGTGTCAACAAGTTTAGTTATACGGAGATTACGGAAGTTACGCCGTGGAGCTAACTTTACACGTTCCTTTTTTTG